GGCATACTCCTTGATAAAGTCCAGATACGGCTGATATTTTTCATACTGTTCGATAGCCATTACATACCTCCTACGATTTTGATTGCTTCTTTAAATCCATACTGCTTTTTGCCCACCTGCAGAACAGGCATCATATCCATGCCCATATCGAGCATCTTCTGTACATCGGTAAACTCCGTGTAGTGGATGCCTTTTTCCTGCAGTTTGTTTGCCAGGATCAGACATCGCGGACAGTGCGTGGTATAGAGAATTACATTTTCCATAGCCCCTCCTTACTTCCTCCCGGCGGATACGGTATCGGCTACCATTGCGTCGGATACATCAATGACCTGGTTCTGCTTTTCCAGAAGTTCAATTTCACGATTCAAATAGAACAGTGCTTTTTTAAGATCCTGTGTAGCAGAATTGCCGTCCTTTTTACCGGCGCGGCTGATGTACTTGACGGTGTTGCCGAGGTGGAAGCCGAGATTCCAAGCCTCGATTACCTTGATGGCCTCATACGGGTCATCGGCACCGCCGTAATAAATAGGGTGTTGAACGTTTTGATCAACATCATTAGAAAGCGTTTTTGCCATAAAGACCTCCTTTTTTCTGTTGCTACTTGGCGGCTGTTTTTATTTCAAAAGCGATCCTCCGCCTTTTCCTTATCAAGCTCCATGACGGTGAGGATGCAATAATTGGCCATATCCAGCAGCGTGTCGCGGATGCTCTCATCAACCTTAGGCTGTGTGCCCTTGGTCAGGTTGAGCAGGCGATGGTATTTATGGCTGATCTGAGCTACGGCGGTGACAAGGCCAAGACTGCCGAACTCCTGCCATGTAGTGGAGAAGCTGTTGCCGTAGTCGTGATTCTTTTTGCAAAATGTGTCGTACATGGTACAGACGATCTGCTTGAACTGTTCGCTATCGGTCATGTAAAAACCTCCTTACAGGTACAAAAAACAGCTGAGAAACCAGCCGATGATAAGATAGAGAGCGGATACAATAACGGTTTCTAGGATCGTGAGCAGGATGATCATAACCTCGTCGGGAATGTCATAATCGTTATACACAGTGCAGGTGCCGTCTATGATGCTTTTGATCGTCTTTGTTGTCTCGGTTTCGCTTTTACTGCCAAAGAGTGCCTTAACGGCGAAAAGCAAGCAGTACGCTTGCAGCCATGTGAGAGTGGGCAAACCGATAATGGGCATAAACCAGTTCCAGATGGTTGAGATACAAAAGCCCTGAACAGGAATCATTGCGATAGTAGCCATGAGCCAGACGAGACTAAGTTGGAGCTGACGGCTGTGGGAGTTTCGTTTGGTCATGCGGCCACCTCTTTGCCGGTAATCAGTTCGGAATAGGGAAGCGTTTCGATCCAATCACAGAACCTGCGCCATTCGTCGAGTTTATGACCGCGGCGAGATTTATAGATGTTGGCAAGAACTTCATAATTGACCATGAACGTGCGGCGTTGATTATAACTGGATGGGAGAAGCTGGATAAGCTGCCACCAGGCGTCCTTATCTTTCGGCTCAAAAATACGATCAGTACCATCATAATTATTAACTTGACCGCCTTTCAGATAAATACTTCGCCAGAAGTTGAGCTGAATAATGATATCATCTAAAACTTCTCTGGAGTATAGCACTAGATGCTCGTAGCTGAAATCGTCAACCGTAAATTCTTTATCAGCGACTTTATGCATGGTGCTACACGAGTTTGCTACTGTGCCAACTTTGTAAGTATCAGCTTCTTTCCACCAATACAGCGGGGCTGTCACATCAAGCCAAACAACGATCATGCGTAAGTATTTTCTATGGTCAGTACCGGCATTGCGCAGGCGTGTAGCAAGGTCGTGGTCGTTGGGACCCATACAATACTGTTGGTGACCTGCACAGATAACATGGTCGTCATATGTATGGCCGCAGTTTTCGCAAAGAAGCAGACCATCTTCCTCTTTATTCCAGTTCTTACGATGCGTGCAGCCAAGGCCGCTGTCACTTCTGGCCCAACTGTTTTTTGGATTTCGCATACCACGCAATGCAGGCTTGAGGCCGCCGACTTCAACGTTCTCGATTTTTATCAATTTTCGATCTCCTCTTTTCTGGGTTTGTAGTAGGCACAAGTTACAGGGCGGTTGTAAGTATCGCCCCATAGTGGGCAGTTTGTTGTGACTTTCATATTTCCGTTGGTGACGATGGCCTCGCAATATTCACATGTCATACACATATCATTTTTGTCTTTTGTCTCTGCTTCGTCTTTTGACTCTGCAATGAAATATCCGACAGAAAAGCTGATGATACAGGCGATTACGGTCAAGACATACTCCATGATTATTTCACCACCAGATAATTTTTTGCAGGCTCCCGGCGGGCGAAGGCACGCTGTTGAGCGGGTGAAAGATCGTTATAGTTAAATGTGCGGACAGGCGCACACTTGGAATCATAACTAGCGCACATCATATTCAGTTCCTTGACGCCGCGCTCCTTACGGTTCATTTCACGGTGGTTTGTAAAATTCATGTGAAATTAAATCACTCCTTTGTGGTTTGATAGACTGTATAGTCATAGCCATTTAGCTCGATAGGCAGGAAGATGAGGCGACCGGCCAACAGGACGAAGTACCCGATTTGCAGATGAACACATACCTCGTAGTCGTGATTCTTGAGCAGGAAGCTGCTTTGCTCCGGGTAGTCCGACAGCATATGGACCATGTCAACGACCTTTACATTCGGTTTCATAAAGACGGCCACACCTCCTTATCAAAGTCCGGCTCTGATTTTGTCAGCTTCTTTTTCCAGGTCTTACCGTCTGGTAGGAATAGCGAGAAGGAGCCGGGGATAATGGTTTCAGTGACGATGGCGATAGACTCTTTCTCGCCGTCACGGTTTGTTTGTATGTATTGCAGGCAGACGCGCTGGC